TGGGTTTGATGTTCTGGGCGTTAGCTACGAGCTGGCCACTTACCGTTGGGACTATTCGTAGTAATGTTCAATCTAGGAGGCAGTGATGGCTAGACGACGTAGAACAGCATTTGCTAAGCTGACTAGCAAGCTGTCACGCAAGGGTGTTCGCAACCCGAAAGCTCTTGCTGCTTCGATCGGTCGCAAGAAGTATGGTAAGAAGGGTATGGCTAGAAAAGCAGCAGCAGGCCGTAGAGCTGCAGCTAGAAGGAGACGAAGAGGATGACAGAACCTGCGGGCTACGAAAGCCGATCACCTAGGCAGTTAACAGGTACTGAATATGGTGGTGTGGAAACTACCTTTGCTACAATTCAGCCTAAACCCGTTGATACACTTACACCAGCTGAGATTTTGAGGCTCGGGTATCTTACTGGGGTTGATCATGATACTGAGTCATTCGAGGATCGTCGACAAATGCTTGGACTTCGTAAAGCTGATGGTCGTCGACCTGAGTGGCTTACTCACGTTAGCCCACAAAATAGACCAGAACTTGAGAGTGAGGCTAGACTGCAAGGGTATGGTGAGGATGAGTGACTGCACTACCTGAGGAGGGAAGAGTATTCCGTAAGGATAGGTGGTTTGCTGAGACGGGATACTTTCCACACCCCGGGCAGCAGACAGTACACTACAATGACACAAGACATCGAGTTCTGTGCTGCGGTCGTCGGTGGGGTAAGACACTTATCGGTGGCAAAGAGTGTGAGACCATGGGTTTCCTTAAGAACTTTCTTGGTTTGCCTATGCAAGGGTGGATTATCGGCCCTGAATACTCTGACAGCGAGAAAGAGTTTCGTATTGTTTATGATACTTTTAAGAAGCTTGGTATTGACACTATTTCTTCTAAGTTCTTAAGCAATGCGGAAAACGGCAACATGCACATCAAAACTAACTGGGGATTTGATCTTCAGTGCCGTTCAGCTCATCACCCTGATAGCCTAGTAGGTGAGGGACTTGACTTCGTACTATTGGCGGAAGGCGGTCGTCACAAAAGAAAGACCTGGGGTGACTATGTTCGACCTGCTCTCTCAGATAAACGAGGATGGTCGCTCACCTCCGGAGTTCCTGAGGGAGCTTCAGAGAATAGCTTGCTCTACTCACTCTTCCAGAGAGGACAAGATGTCCGCAAGAAGTCGTGGTGGTCTATACGGATGCCTAGCTGGACTAACCCTGTTGTTTTCCCTGGGGGTCGCCAAGATCCGGAAATCCTCGAAGCAGAGGATGACCTCACAGAAGACGAGTTCAAGCGACAGTACGGAGCCCAGTTTGTAGAGAATGTCGGCAGAGTTATGGCGGAATGGGATGATGATGTTCATCTTGCCGACCTTGAGTACAATCGCCGGTGGCCTCTCTATGCTGCAGTAGACTTCGGCTACACGAATGATTGGGTCTGGCTTTGGATTCAGGTTGATGTTTTTAACACCGTATATGTAATTGGAGAAGAGCGATACACTCTGCGGGATACAGAGGATATTGCAAGAAGGGAATTCTTGAATCATCCGCTTCTTCCTAAGTTGCTTACGGTATATGTCGACCCCGCATCACCTGATGATGCCAATGTTCTTCGTAGAGTGCTGAAGGTGCACACGGCTGGAAATACAGGCGGAGAGATTAAGACTCGCCTTGCTTTGATCCGGTCTGCACTGAAGCGACGCCCAGCACATCTCGATGACGACCACCCTGACAAGAAACCTCAACTCTTCGTTGATCGATCCTGTACTAAGCTCGCATGGGAAATGGGACAAGGGTATAGGTGGCCGGAGAATAAAACTGATCTTCGGAACGACAGCGAACTGCCGATGGACAAAGATAACCATGGACCTGAGGCACTGGGACGGTTCTTCAAGGGTCACATGGAACGCTTCTCTGAGACCAGGAAGGCTCGACAGAGCGTAGTTGGAATGAGGCGTCGATGACTGTACCCGTGACCGGCTTTAGCCCATATTCTTCTGTCATACCATATGCAGGAGCTTTGCCTCAGTGGTATCCAGAAGATCATCGGGATCGAGTTGGGTCTTATCTGAAGTATGATGAGTTCTATTGGAACGATCATCTTCAGTTCAAGCTGAGAGTGTTGGTAGGTGAGGAACCTCTCTACATTCCGAATGCTCGTACTATCGTAGATACAACTTCTCATTACTTGCTCAAGGGTCTTCAGATTTCGGTAGATGATCCGGAGAAGCATAGTGAGTTGAAGTCGGCTCTTGATGCTCTCTTGAAGCGTGAGATGTTTTACAGTAGGTTCCATGTTGCTAAGCATTCTGGAGTGGCAAGAGGAGATTTTGCCTTCCACATCACGGCAGATCCCAGAAAACCTGAGGGTTCTCGGATTACCCTGAACTCAATTGATCCCTGTCTACTGATCCCGATCTATGACGAAGATGACTTGGATAAGCTAGTTAGACTTCACATTGTAGATATCTATTATGATGCTGAAGATCCTACTCAGCAAAAACTCAAGAAATTGACTTACGAGTATGTCCAGGTTGGTAATACTAAACGAGTCTCTCGTTCTGAGGGTATCTATAAACTAGATGACAAATGGTGGGGACAGCAACCGAATCTTATCAAGACTACGATCCCTGAGGGACTACTTCCTCCTGAGATCACCACCATCCCGGTTTATTGGTTTAAGAATCTTGAGTGGCAGGGGCAGCAATTTGGCTCGTCCGAGTTACGGGGTATGGAAAAGATCATCCAGGGTGTCTCACAGGCAGCAACTGACCAAGAGATGTCCTTGGCTCTCGAGGGGCTGGGCGTTTACGCCACCGATGGGGGCCGCCCAGTTGATAACTCGGGGGTTGAGACGGACTGGGAAGTCTCCCCCGGCAAAGTGATGGAAGTACCTGCTGGGTCATATTTTCGACGAGTTGAGGGTGTTGGTAGTGTCAAGCCCTCGATGGATCACATAAACTACATTGAGAGTAAACTGCGTGAGGCCACTGGTCTCTCTGACGTTGCTCTCGGTAGAGTTGACGTACAGGTTGCTCAGAGCGGGATTGCTCTAGCAATCAAGTTCATGCCTACTCTGGCCAAGATCGAGGAACGCGATCAAGCTGGTGTGGAAAGACTTCGTCAACTATTCTTTGACTGGCAAGGCTGGCACGCCGCGTATGAGAAGGAGTTGCTCGACGGTGATGTAGAACCAGTTATCGGTCAAAAGCTTCCAGACGATCGAGTCGCTAAGGTCAACGAGCTTAACAACATGATTGACCGAGAAGTTATCTCGAGAGCATATTACCGAGCTGAGATGCAGAAGCTTGGGTATGTCTTTCCTGACGACATCGAAGATGAGATCCAGAAAGAGAAGGAAGCAGAAGCGGAACTTGCTGCCAAGTATGCACCTGCTGGACTTCAGGCGAATGCCGAGGGTGCAGTCAAAGGTACAGTTCCACCGCCTCCGGGAAAGGGTGGCAATGGGACATTGCCCACACCGGGTAACCGGAGCAACAATAAGAACAAGCCTAATGAGAGTAAGGGCACAGAGTCAGGTCAAACTCCTAGGCGTCAAGCACGGGGCGGGAAGCCCTAGAGAAGGAGCGCGGGATGCGTTCGAAGTTGACAGAAACCATTCCTTGGTGGGCTCAGAACCTTATCCTTTGTGGTTATGAGGGAGAAAGCGAAACTGGTGAAGGCGGCGAATCGGGAGAATCTGAGGAAGACGACAAAACTGGTGAGGGCGAGTCAGGCGAGGGTGAGAAGAAAACTGAGGAAGAAGGCGAGAAGCCTACTCCTGAGGATGTCACAGGTCTGAAGAATGCTCTCGAAGCTGAGCGTAGGCAGAACAAGGCTAACACTAAGCTACTGAAGCAACTTCAGAAAGCGGAGAATGACCGGAAGACTGCTGAACTCAGTGATACTGAGAAGGCGAACAAGGCTGCAGCTGATGCCTCAACGAAGGTAGCAGCTCTAGCAGTAAAGCTGAGGGACTCGGCAGTTGAGTCTGCTATCATCAAAGCAGCAACAGCGGCGAAATTCCGTGATGTCTCTGATGCTATTAGCCAGATTGATCGTTCTAGTCTTGTAGTGGAACAGGACGAGGATGACCCAGCTGATGTGACTGTAGACTTCAAGACTGTTGAGACTGCGGTTAAGGCTCTGGCTAAGAAGAAGGAATACCTCATTCAAGGTAGTGATGGGGAGTCTGGTCCTAGTGGTTCGTCATTCGGTGGTAGTCGTAAGGACAAGCAAAAGCTGGATGATGAAGCACTCATGGCAGCATACCCCGCTCTTAGGGGTGTATAACAATAGAGAGAAGGGTTCATGAGTCCACGGTATGACAAGTATGATGGCGTTGATGGTGGCTTTCGAGCCATCCTCGCTGCTGACCTGACGTTTGATGCGGCAGGCTCTTTTGGCCCCAAGGGAGTTTCCCTTGACGTCAACGGCAAGGTGGTGGTTGGAACTGCAGGCCAGTCCGGTGGTGTGGGACTCCTAGTCAAGAATGTTCCGATGACTCCTAACCTCGGTAGCATTGCGGGTGTGGTATCAACGGGCATTCCTCTCGGCGGTCGTGCTGGTGAGGCAGTCGACATCATGACTGACGGCGAGATTGTGGATATTCCCAGTCTTGTGGCTGGAACTCGGTATTTCGTAGATGCTGCGGGTCTTCTTACAGCAACTGCTCCAGGCGCAGGAGTCAACGGATATCAAGCAGGATGGACCACTGATGTTCAGGGTAATGGTCTTTTCCGCCTGGTTGTTCGGTTCGAGAAGGTCCAGGGTTAATGGGAGCTATCGGGAATTACGAAGTAGTCTCTCACAATGAAACGGGAGTTGGAGGCGCAAGTCAGTTTTCGTATGATGCGCCTGAAGGTAAAGTTATTCTGGGACTAGGTTGGAATGGTTCACCAGATGACATGCATGTAACTCAAGCGGAAGTTAGTGAAGATGGGACTTCAGTTACTTTTACTGTTGTCCTTGCTAACAACGCTCTAGCATCCCTTCAGCTCATTTGTGCAGAGATGTGCTAACTAAGAAAAGGAGGAAAAACCCGATATGGTAAAAACTAGTATCTTCGACCTACTCGCTACTGCTACCGATGACGAGTTGGATCTGATGTTCAACGAGATTGTGCTCGGTGGTTACGAGCAGGGTTTCAATGAGCGTTCAGATGTCCTGGTTGCTGCTGCTGATGGTACTGACCTCAACGAGATTTTCGCTGAGATTCAGCAGACTCTGGCTCTTCGGCAACGTCTTCGTAATCAGCTCGTCGATCAGTTCACGTATAACGTGGACACGGTTATCGAGACAGTTTCCATCCCTAGTGATGTTGACTTCGAAGTTGCTACCGAGTACGGCCAGCCCAAGGGCGTTCGTGGTGGACAGCGACTTGTTCGCGGCTACGACTTCCAGTTCTATGACTTGGCAGTCCGTTACACCTGGATGTTCATTGCTGAGGCTACAGGTGCTCAGCTTCGTAACTTGAACAACCAGGCAATTGATGCGGATAACCGCCTTGTCTTCAACAAGGTTCTGAAGACTATCTACAACCCGACGAACCTCCTTGGTATTGCTGATAACAACATTCCCGTCAACGTGAAGAAGTTCTATAACGCTGATGGTGAAGTTCCTCCGCCTTGGAAGACTAACACCTTCCTTGGTACTCACACGCATTACGTGGGCAGTAACGGTGCAACCTTGACCTTTGCTAATCTCACGACCCTCGAAGATGATATGTATTCTCACGGCTATGGCGTTCAGACTGGCACGAAGCTGGTTCTGTATGTCAACCGTCAGGAGGGTAAGGTCATCCGTGGCTTTAAGGTCGCGGGTGGCGCACCATATGACTTCATCCCCACGGAGGGCTATGGTGGTGGAGTCTTCTTGCCGGCAAGCATGGGTGCAGTGGCTGTCCCGGTCAGCACGATCCCGGGTCAGATCGGTACTTACGGTCCTTGGCACGTTGTCGAAGATATCTACTTCCAGCCTGGCTATGTTATCGCCATGGCTTCTGGTGGAGTCAACAACTTGCTGAACCCGGTAGGTATTCGTAATCACTCTAACCCCGCTTACCAGGGTTTGAAGCACATTCCAGGTAATAGTGCTACTTATCCGCTGCTCGATTCTTACTACCGACATGGTTTCGGTACTGGTATGCGCCAGCGCGGTGGAGGCTTTGTCATGCAGGTTGTGGCAAGCACCTCTTACACCACTCCAACGCCTTACGTGTAAATCTGAGGCTTAACCAGAGTAAATGGAAAGGATGGATTCGGTTATGCCACTACTTGATAGTCCGGATGTGGAACTTGTAGTTTACTGGCACGATGGACGTTGGGTCGACGCGAACGGCAACGAGGTCGACAAGAAGACCGCTAATCGTGCACGTAAGCAGATGAAGAAGCATCTCGAGAATCCGATTGCACCGGCAGCTGTTCCTCCGCCAGAGGAGCCGGATGACGATGAGGAAGACGAGGGGTCTGAGGAGGTAGATTATTCTACCTTGACCAAGGCTGACCTTGTTGCTGAAGTTCAGCGACGGAATGAAGGTCGTGCTGAGGAAGATCTCCTGAATGAAGATGGAACTAAGGCCGAGCTCATCGCCGAGCTTGAGGAAGATGACGAAGCGGAGTAACTCATGGCCATTTCCGATGTGGATCGTCTCCGGGGTTTGATTGGTGAGAAGATCCCGGACGGTGACAATGAGACAGCGACTCAATTCAGTAATACTGAACTAGAAGAAATGCTGATCAGTAATGGAGGCGACATAGAACGTGCCGCTTTCGAAGGCTGGAGGCACAAGGCTGCTAAGTATGCTGACTTGGTTAATGTCACCGAAGGAAATGCTTCTAGGGCTATGTCTGATCTTCATAAACATGCTCTGGACATGATGTCTGCATATGCTAAGTCAAGTTCTACCTTAACTCAGGGACGAACTAGGATTGGACGGATCGTGAGGCGAGGTTTCGTATAATGGACCAACAAGGGCTTCTGATCCTGCGTCGTAACTTAGACGCGTTTATCCGAGCAGATCCAGTCAATGTAGTATTTAGCAGGTCGACACCAGTACAGACACTAGCCGGTGGTCATACTAAGGGAGTTCCCACACAGCTAGCCTCCCAGCAATTCCGGTTCGTGCCGTTCAAACGTCGGCTTAGTAGTAGCATTAACAATACTCAGGATGGTCCACTAAGTGTTACTGAGTATGTGCTAGTGGGGAGACACAATGTTGATGTGCAGAAGGGTGATGAGTTTTTCCATAATAGCCGCAATTACAAAGTCACGGAGATAGAGCCAAGAACTGACGATCGCTCAACTACTGACAGAGTGACCATTGCTCTTGAAGTGAGAGATTAAAATGGCTGCCGGGTTCTTCCTTCTCAGCAACACTTTAGGAGATCTTTTCGAGGGTGAAGTAATCCTTGAAAATGTCCGACAACAAGCTGAGGATATAGCACCAGATATCCGTGACGCGGCTCGACAAAATGCACCTTGGACAGACCAGACTGGAGATGCTCGAGCAGGGCTTGATACTGAAGTCGACAACGAAGGTACTGAAGTTGTCATCACCCTCTCCCATGGTGTGGATTATGGGATCTGGCTAGAGACTATTCAGAGTGGTCGATTTGCTATTATCATGCCCACGCTAGAGGCTTTTGCTGAAGAGATCTTCTCGCGAACAAGTGCAGTACAAATTGGGGAGGACTTAAGCGGATGACGAGTACTCGCCAATTTATAACTGAGACCCTGAAGAGCTATGTACCTCTTCAGCCTTTGATAGCGGACCGAGTCTATCAAGGTGAGTCCCTCACGCAGTCAACGATCGTCAAGCCCTGTCTTATTTATCGGATGGGGAATGACACAGACATGAGACTAGCAGAGCAAGATGTTGCTCCCCATCTGCAGTTTTTCCAGGTCTATGTCCATGATGAACCAGCTGACTACGTTCAAATAGATATGATGGTTAGTCTAGTGATTGCTGCGTTTAAGTATGCAGAGTATTCAGTAGCTAACCGGATCATCACTACTCGATACTTAGAGACTAGTCGTGACTTAGATGATGCTGTCTTAGCTACGATCTTTAGGTATGTCCGTTTCCAGTTTGTCATGAGTTAGGAGAGATTAGTGCGATCAGTTACGTATGTTGGATTTGGTGATGTCCGGGTCCTCGAGCCATCCGACCTCGTTCGGTATGGTGTGGAAAGAAAGGAAACTTACGAGTTTCGTAAGGGAGTTTCTCAAGAAGTAGTTAACGTAGTTGCTGATGCTCTTGCTCAGGATAGTGACTTTGAAGTCACTGGTGATGGGGGAGATGCTCCCGCTAGTGAGGAGTCAGTCAGCAATGATGATGCGAGCAATAAGGATGATGCCGAGACGGTGTCTGACGAGACCGTTGGCGAATAAAGGTTAGGCCTACTGTCGCATCATATCAAGCATGATTGCTGACACTTCAGGGATTGATTGGGAGCGATTATGCATGAGTTGAGATGTGCTACAACAATGCATGGACGTATGCTAGATGACACTAAGTTAGAAGTCAAATGTAAACGTCGTGCTTGCGGTCATAAGCCTGGAGTAGTAGTATTACACATATTTGATGTCCACACAGGTATGCTGCTTGATACTAAGAAGTATGCCGATCCGCAGAAAGGGCAGGTAAGCTATGGCTCAAGCGAACCCGGCGCTGCCGTTCGGACTGCGTGATGTTCGACTTTATCCACTGAACCCAGACTGGTCAGTGGGAACGGGAGTCGATCTTCCCGCAGCTCGTACTTTCACCTTCAGTGATACGGAAGACTTCGTAGATCTGACGGGTGATGATACCACACAGGCATCACATGGTGCTGGACCTCTTGTGGAATGGGAGCTCGAGGCTGGTGGTATCTCGTTGGCAGCCTACCAAGTAATGGCAGGTGGCTTGATTGTTCGGACCGGTTCTACGCCGAACATCAAGGACACGTTCACCAAGCTCACTACTGATGCTCGTCCTTACTTCCAGGTGGAAGGTCAAGCAATCTCAGATAGCGGCGGAGATCTCCACGCTGTTGTCTATCGTTGCAAGGCAACTGATAACTTGGACGGTAACATGGAAGGTGGAGCTTTCTATCTTACCAAGGGTAAGGGTAAGGGGTTTGGCGATACTCAAGGTCTCAGCCCGACGAACAAGCTGTATGTGTTCGTCCAGAATGAGACTAAGGTGGCGATCCCGTAATGGCTGATCTCACCGCGGGTGTCCAGCGACCGAATGCTGCCACCATTGTAACTCCCAACTATCAGGCATGTTCCGCGGCAGATAAGTTCTTGGCCTCGGCTCATGGTGCTTACATGTTGCATTACAAGAATGGTGCAACGTTGGCTGGTGCTGTTTACATTAATGAGAAGCAACTTTCTCTACCGCCTCAGGGAGCACCTACTGCTCCCGCTGGAGCATTGAAGTGGTCAGATTATGTAGTTCACACAGCATTCCCCGCAACTGCTGAGAGGATTGTGCTTATCGACGACATTACTCCGTATATCGATACACTTGGGTTTGTGAACATGCAGCATCTAGGTACTATTACCACGATGACTGTCTGTATTCTTGGACCTATCTAGAACACCAGTAAATTATCGGATCCCCAGGAGGACCTAGTCATGCCAGCAAAGGCGCGTAAAGTAACTACAGCAGCAGAATGGAATAAGGATTTTGATCCTCTTCTAGATCTACCTAGTGGCAAGACTGTTAAGGTTCGCCCCGCCACAAGCTTCCGGCTCTTTCTCCAGGCGGGTATCATCCCTAATGCTCTCATGGCAGTGGTTAAGGGAAGCCTCGATAAAGGTGTTGAGCCAGATCTCGAGGAATTCTCAACGGACCCTGCCAAGATTGAGCAGATGATGATAATGGTAGATAACATTGTTGTCTTCATTGTCGAGGAACCGGAAATCCATAAACTCCCTCCAGACAAGGAAAAAAGAGACCCAGCCTTGTTGTACGTAGATAAGGTTGAGGATATGGATAAGATGTTTTTGTTCCAGTGGGCCACGGGAGGTACTCGAGATCTCGCCCAGTTTCGTCGGGAATCCGACGCAAGTCTGGCTCCTCTACGGGGAAGCAAAACAATGGCGCGTAAGACCGTCGGAACTCGTAAATCTAACTGACCCTTACGAGGCTTATTGTTTCGATCAGGCAGTGGGTTACTTGGGCCGAAGGATAGATGCAGAACTTGAGGAAGTAGAGGGTAGGAATCCAGCCGAGATTAAACATAAGCGAGAACTTATCCTCAGTAAATACATAGACTTTGGCAAGGGCAAGAAATCAGGGTTTGCTGATCCTGCTGCAATGTTCGCGAAGTAAGGAGGGCATAGATGACGGCATTCGGGCAAATACGCGGACAAGTTCGCATCGATGTAGCTCAGGCGATAGCGTCATATGCTGCGTTGCGTGCTGCGAATGCTGCCACTATTGCTAACCTACGTCACGCAAGTTCGACTTTTATCGGTGTGGGAGTTGCTGCTACTGCTGCGGGTGCTGGACTTCTTGCTCTGTTTGGTAAAGCCATTAGTGCAGCAGCACAGTTTGAGAAGAAGATTGACTTCTTTGGTGCTGTTACTGATGCCACTCAAGCTGACATGGATGCAGTGGCTAAGAAAGCACTGTTTATGGGTAAGACCACCATTTTTTCAGCTAACCAGATGGCTGATGCATTTGTTGAGTTTGGTAAGGCGGGTGTAAGTACTAAGGACATCATCGGCGGTGTCGCTGATTCAGTTGTTGCTTTGGCT